ATCTAAGTACAATAGTCCAATAGTTAAACCACGACCAGTTTTTTCTGTTGTTGCTTGACCAATAATACGTGAACCGTTGTCAAAGTCTATGCTACCTTTATTGTACGATGTTGCTCCAGCGCGGATGTGGTCAGGACATAGTTCATATGCATAACGAATCCTATGCATGATTTCTTGTACACCACTAAATTGGTGAGCTGCTATTAATATAGTTGTGTCAGGTCTAAACATCGCATACCACAATAGATATCCTGCTGCTGTAGTTGTTTTGCCTGTCTGTCGCGACAATAAGTTAATACTGAATCGATTGTTTACGTAACTCTCAATGAGATCAATTTGAAAATCATACGGTGCGTATAACGTTTGTCCGTGTAATGTTGTTTGGATATAGAAGAAGTGAGTAAGGAAGTACATCGGGCCAGTTACCGGGTCTGCACATTTTGCAAAATCGAAAAGGTGCTTCTCGTCGTAACGAGCCTTACTGTGCGCTTTTTTTACTAGTACCCCTTCAAGTGATTTGCTCATAATAGTATTTACTCAAAAACAGACCTTAATAAGGATAAAAAAGCGGCCCGAAAGCCGCTTTACTTACTGTGTGGGGCGAGTAGCGAATTCGCTAAACCACGGCCGTAACGCCATAACGTCCTAAGATGTTATTCTTTAAGATCCTATTGTTACTATAAATGCATTATGTTCTTTGTTATATTCCATGCGTTCAACAAAGTTGCCCCAGTACTCAACATCATCACGTGCCTTTCCTATTGCTTTAAGAGTTGGCTCAGGAACAAACTGACCATTTTTAACTACGACGCCTTTAGCTACGCCAACTGTTTCGATGTACGGAAACGCTACCATGTACTCACCGTCTGGTGCGTCAGTGCTATAGTCTCCTCGTAAATCATCTGATCCATCCTGCTTATAAATTGCCCACGTCATTGGATAGCCACCTTCTTCTAAACGTGCAATGCTTTCACTAAGCATTTTTAATTGATCTAGTTCTTTCATTAGTATCCCTTGAATCCTACTGCTATACTAGTGTTATTAACACCGTCTGGTTCTTCGCTGCCACTCTTAACATGTTCTTTATACGGAACGCCCATCTTCTTAAAGGCGTTCTTAATCATTTTTCTTTCTTCGTCTGTATAAGCAACAATTACTCGGAATCTTGTTACGTAGCTATAAGCATCAATGTCGTCTGTGTTTGCAGGTAACCGTGCCATTATGCCTGACGCGCGATACAAATCATGGAAACCGTCTACAGTAAATGCAGTAACCGGGCTCACTTTAACTTGTGCGTCAAGTTGTTTGCCACGTGTTGTTTCAGTGACAAACTCAGATGCTTTCATTTCCTTTTGCCGCGTTTATTCAAGTCCATCATTCCGACCATCAGTATCACGTCCTACCTTGCCCGTAACGGGTTTAACCCATGCACCCGGTTTATCATGTGCTTGTGCCTTATAAGGGTCAAGCTGGGTATCGGCATCAAAATATTCACGCATCTCGTTGTCCAGTTCTGGAATTATAGCAATAATAGCCTCTAACGTTTCCCATTGGCCGGGCCCTACGCCCACTTCTGTTCCTTCTGCCCATTTCATTTCGTCTTGAACGGCATTTTTAAATACTTTCCAATGTTGCGAAATAACATGCAACCGTCTTAGATGATCTTCATGATTATCTTCAATGCTACCTTCTTCAATCTGTCCCATTGATTCCATTAACGTTTTAAGTTGTTTTAATTCGTTCATTTCTTTTCTCCGCGGATACTAAATTCTTTATACAATGATAAGAAGTCATCAACGCTTTCATGTTCGTTAACAAAGAATGGATCTTCTTTGTCTTCCTGAATTTTTCCATTATCGCAGTTATCACAAGTGTCGCCATCTTCTTTTGTTCCGGTACCTTTACAAGTTCTGCAATATTCTTTAAAGTCGTCCTTATCGTCAGCGTCGTCCTCGGTAACTGCCATTGGATTATCACCTGGATATTCTTTTCTAAACATGTTCTTAGCTCTGTTTAATCCGCCGCTTGTGCCATGTGTTACCATGCCAACACCAGCTGTACGTTCGTCCGGAGTATTTGCATGTTGAATATCACGTTCGCCTGATTCCTCAGTATACTCTAGGTCTGGAAAGTCGTCTAGTGGATTCTTTCCAAACATACCGCCGTCGTTATCCCCGCTGTTGCTGCTGTACATATCGTCTATGCGTGATGCTAATGTTTCCATTGCACTTAGCTCATATGCTTCAAAGTCATCGTCGGGGTGGTTTGTCTGTGAAAACTCGCTGTTTTGTAACTCGCTATAAATTTCATCGTATTCGCGTTGCAAAATCTCGCGATCTTTTTGCGGTGTTTCTAAACTAGTCATAATATCAAAAATGTCATGCCCGTTAGCAATAGCTAAACCTAGGTCCGGATCTAATGCTTGAATGTCATCTTCAAGTACTAAGGCTTCTTCAATATCAAAATCAAGTTCGTTGTATGGGTCGTCGGACACAGTTCCTAATGACATACTATGCATGTCACCAAAGCCGCTGTTATCTCTAACAGGGTCTGCATCAATTCCCATTAGATCTGCGTCAGATGGCTCGTTCCATTCATCATCCATCATAGAAATCATTTCATCCATTGCTGGTTCCATTGCTGGTTCCATTGCTGGTTCGCCAACATCAACTGGACCAGCATCAAGTGGTGAAGCATCTATGCTATGTTCCGGAGTGCTTAATCCTGCGTTTTGCATGATAGCTGCTAACTCGTGCCCAGCGTCCGGGCCAACTGCTGTAACAGTAGTTGTATCGTTTTCTGGTTGTGCTAAGTTAGTAGTCTGTGTCATTGTAATATCTTCTGCTAACAATTTATCAAAGTTTATACTGTATTCTTCGTAAACTGAGCCATTAGTAATGTCTGCCGAAACAATATCACTTAAATGAATTTTAATTTCTCGACTATCACAATCACGGATAACTTTTCCGAAGTCGCCACTTGGGCTACGACTAACAAATATGCCTGTGCGTCTACCAGTTGGATCAGAACATACGTTAGGACTTAGTACAACTGGAGTGCCACGCTGTAACCCTTTACGATGTGTTTCGTTTTCACTATCGAAAGTTGAAAATTCCGGGGCGTCGTCTAAGTCGTCCCAATTTTGATCACCTAATGTCGGCGCCCACTCATTAACTTTTTCTTTTTCTTCTTCGTCTTCGGCGTCTAAGCGATCATCTAGATCTTTATCTTTCTTGTTATCGTAAGCCCAATCGCCATCATCGTCACTAACTGCTTCAGTAACGTCTTTTGATTCGTTCCAATCTTCTACAGGTGGTCTACCATTTAACAATCCTTCGAACTTACGCAATATTTCCCACCATAACTTAATATTAGTAGCTTCTAGTTCTTCACTATTTGGTAATAATGTATCCATTATCGATCTGTATGGTTCAGGTGATGATTTTGCTATTTGTTTAACGCCGTTCTCATCGCGCTTAAACCGTGTTACCATATCTTGAGCTATTTGGTCCGGACTACTTTCGCCTGCTGCTTCCGTAGCAAACTGATTTTCATCATCGTCATTGCCCATAAATGCTGCGGCAGTTTCTTGATCGCTAAATTCTGTAGTGTCGCCATCTGTAGTAACTCGTACTCTGTTACCCATCTTCTCGACTTTAGTTTGCGTTTCTTGAACTTGGGCTGCTTCATCCCAAAGATCATATAATGCGCCAGGGTTGCTATCGTCTATGTATGTAACTCCATCAACAACACGTTCTTCACCTGTCTTTCTATTTTTTAAGAAAACCTTAACCAGGCTGCCTGTGTAGCCTGAATCAAATGAGGCCACTTCACTCGAATCTTCTTCTCTGTATCCTAAGTCACCATCTATGTAATCATATCCATCACCAGCTGGTTCTTCCGCAACTCTTTCTTTTCCTTCGCCGTTACGTGCTTCAACTCTTGCATGTATGCGTTCTGCTGCTCCACCGTCTGCACAATCTTCTTCTTCTGCAACATAAGGTGTAAGTTTGTCTGTAGCAGACTCTAATTCGTCGAAGGTCTCTAAGATCCTATATAGTTTTAAATCGCTCATTTTAATATGTCCTTAATTTTTAGACGCTTGACTTTTGACATTGGACTATCTTTGCCTGCATCTGTATCTGTTGAATATTTTGCTGGGGGCGTCTTCTCGCCTGCTATTTCAAAATCTGTGTTTACTTCACCGGCAAACTCTCTAGCTGCTGAATCAAAGCTGTCTGCGTATGCATTACTAGCTTCTTTTTGTTCTTTAGTTTGTTCTGGATAGTCCGGAGTTTCTAAACGTGTGCCGTCTTCAACGCCTTCTACTTCTTTGTTCATGCTATCGTTAAAGTCTTTGCAAATTACAACGATTTTAGCTGGGTTTATGCCAGCTACTCTAGCAAGTTCAATAATTTGTTGTGTGCTTCCTGGATAGTTTAAGGTGATGTCAAAGATGTTAATCTCTTCATTTGTTAAACCTGGGAAGCCTAACGGGTCGCTTTGAATCGGGGTCTTTTTAGGCTTAGTGCAATTATCTACATCAAACATATCAAGTGCCGCTTTAAGTTTTTCGTAATTTTCCTTAGGAAGTTCACCAGCAACTTTAACACGATAAACGTATTGCTTTGCTGATGCAGTTAAGTATTCATTCAATTTTTTCATTTAGTATATCTCGCAATATTTTTATATATTTATCAATTTAGTTCTTTTTGCCTTCGTTTTCTTTTGCTTGGCGTAAGACTTCAGCTAACAATTCGTTCCGATCGAGCATATGGCCTTCGCCTATAGTTTCTTCTCCGTCACCACTAGCTTGATCAATTCTAGCTTTCTTAAGCTGCATGTCAAGCATTTTTAATTTTTTGGTAATTTTGGCATTTTTAGCTGTAATAGCATGACCGAGGAACTGACTTGCTGACCCTAGTATTTCACTTGCTACCCTAGCTTCAAGATTCATTCCCAAGTCCATTAAGTCCTTGTAACTTTGAATCGCTAGGTCTGCTATATCGTCCATCTCTGTATCTGCTGCTTCTAATCCTTTGATGGCCGGCAATGCTTGATCAATCTTTTCCAAGTTGCTTAAAGCTTCTGTTGTTATTATTTCGGTGGATGGTTCTTCGGTTGTGACTTCGGTTGTGACTTCGATAGACTCAGTATCTTCATCTTGTGGTAGGTCGAATAATTCTGATAATTTCTGTGTCATATACGTATTTAGCCGTTGAGCCAAAGTCCGATAGAATTAGAAATTGATTATTTTCCTTTCTGCTTAAAAATATCGTGCTCTGTAATAACTCTAAAAAGTATGCCTTGTTTCTTAGCCCACCTGCGTGCCATCTCCCACTTTGCATGATTAACAGCTACAGTAGCGCGTTGATTTTGATTCATACCTTCCGTAAGTGCTGATTGGCCAGCTGGTTTAATTTCAATAAGTTCCGTCATAACTTTATTGCTTTTAGTTCTATAACGTATTAAGAAATCAGGTACGTATGTAGTTTGTTTACCTGTAATTGGATGTCTATATGGAATACGTACTGCTTCACTAGCCCATTCTAAGACGTGATCGTTTGTATCACAAAAAATGCAAAAATGATTTTCCCATGAACTTCTATAGATTATTTTACCCTTGCCAATGTATTTCTCTGGATTGCGCGGACTGTATACGCCTTGTGAAAACTTTCGGCTGCCTCGGAATTTAGCCATGATTAACTCAGTACGTTACGCCCAGCATAATAATTGGGTCTAATAGGATTTTGCACACCGTACAATGTTGATGGCGAATTAATACTGTTTAAGTAGTATGCCATCGATGCATTTAATGTTATTTCGTTAGTTACGTCTAGAGACTCTAGAATTGTAAGAACGTATGTACCAGTCTCTTGTGCTACTTTGTATAACGATTGTGTGAAATTCTTAGCTGCTGATGCATCTTTCATTACCTTCGTAAACACACTTAAAACATGATCGTATTCAGTTCCAACTGCTGGCGGAAGGTTCTGTTCACGTGCAACGGCTCTCGAAACATTCGCATCGGAATATACAACATCGTTTAACGTATTTTTATTATTACTTGCCATTGGTTAAGCCTTTTTTGGTGCTGCTTTGGTATTTGTATTAGTGTTGTTGCTCTCGGTTGGAAAATTAAATGTACCTTTTGGTATGTTGCTGATTGCAGTAAGGCCAGCTTCGGTTCCTGCTGTTAGTAAATCCCCGCCAACAACGTTAACTAAATTGTCAACACTGCCTAATGTTCTAGCTGATGCTCCTGCTTTTTGAAGTGCTCCGGCTAAGTTACCGTTAGATAAGTCTGTACCTATTGCTCCAAATGTGTCAGTTAGTCCACCTTGTCCAAATGTTGATGCTGTACTTCCTGGCCCTAGTGCACCTGGGTCTCTATCGTAACGTGAAGCGTTGCCAAATCCAGAGACGTGTTCGCCGTGCGGGCCAACTGTAGACGAGTCAGAATATTTAACAGATTCGTATTGCAATGTAATATTGTGTTCCATAACACCATCGCCCGCAGCATAGTCGTATGTATCATGATTCCATGCAGTAATAACAGGATTAATTAATGTATATAGGACATACCCACCGCGATTGAATCCGTAAATCTTTATATCTTTAAAGAACGCTGGCTTCGTTCCGAGGCCACCTGGTGTAGTAACTGTCTTACCCCAACCAGAATTTTGATCTATTCTGTTCGGACTGTATAGATCTCTGCCGTTGTAATCAGTTTTGCCAAATTTGCCAGGTTGTGTTTGCGTACCTTCTGCGTAATCGTAATTTGAATCTGCAAAGTAGTACTGAAAATAGTTTGTCCACATATTCAATACGTGTCCTTCGCCATCGTCGTGTAATTTCATTTGCACTGGTTCGTACTGAATTCTATTATGTACTAACCGTTTTCTATTATATTGAATGTACTCTTCGGTATCTAATTTAAACGAAGGAAGCTGGACGCTTTTAACTAACGCGCCAACTAGTCCTTTGTCTGTTGAAGATTTAAGTACTGATGAATCAGATAAGTTAAAGAACACATGGAATAGAAACTTCTGCTTTGGTGCTAATGCTAACCCGTTTGGGCGCATTAGCTTTGAAGCATGTGCATAATCCTTTTGGTAGTCAGTGCCAAAGAACCCATCGCCGATCTGACTTAACAAATCGGCGCCGGATTTAGCACCTAATAGCTTACTTAAATTGTCTAAGCCGCTCATGGGCTATTAACCTGTTACGTTGTTGCCTAGTGTACGACCTACGTTTGTACCAATGCCGCTACCTAGTGGTGTCTGCACTGCATTATCAAACGACATTGACATTGCTATCATTACTGGATCGTTTGTGCCGTAGTCTAATGTACCGTAGTTGATACCTGTTAAGTAACAACCATACATTTCCCAAGTCTCAAGTACTGTTGGTTCGTGTGCGCCATTACCACCATCAAGCATTTCTAAACGTGTAGTAAATTTGTAATCTATTCCCGAAGCTGCGGATGCCTGCTCCATAAAATCAAATTGTTTCTGCATTTGCTCACCAAGTAACTTAGCAACTGACCCAGAAGCATCATCACGTAAATTACATGTGACATCTGCCCAACTTGGCTTACCTGCTAATTTAACTTTTGAGTTATATACATCAATTACAATCTGCTCGAAAGTTGGGTTAGGACGAGTAAAGTCTTTAACCTGCTTTGTTAATTCTGTACGTGGAGTAGATACGCCCAAGTTTTCAAATATCACCCTAAAGCGATACGAAAGTTTTGGCATTAACAAGCCTTGGCTTGTTGCGCTTTGATCACTCGCTAATGGGGTGGTCATTTTTGTTAACGATGAAACTGACATTATATGTCTCCTGTTATTTCTTATTGTTATTTATCATTTTGTTGCAGTGAAAAAGCCACCATAAAAAAGCGGTCCGAAGACCGCTTT